GAAACACTGTTTTTGCAATGCTCGGAGGTACCGGCTGCTGTATCAGAACGAATCCTCTTGCGCTGTACAGGCTGTCTAGGGAGGTGATTTTCTCCAGTCTTTTCGGGCTTTTGCAACTCATCACGCACAGGGCAGTTAGTAGCAAAACGGCAACTGTTGGACTTCTCAACAGCCCGGCGAAGTTTTCCGAGTTCTTTTCGAATCGCATTTATTTCTTGCTTTAAAGGTTCCACAATTTCATCCATCAGGATTTGCATCGCTTTCTGAACGTTGTCCAGTTCGCTGCCACGGGTGTTCACCTGTGCGTCACGGACTTCCGCCTTCAGCTTTTCTACCTCCTGAATGTATTTCCGTCTGTCGGTATACATCCTGAATCCTCCGTAGGTGATGATAACCGTAAGGATACCACAAACCAGCTTCATGTATTCAAGTGCATCCATCTTATTCCTCCTTAATTTAGAGTAGGTCCCATCCTGCCTGCACGTCTTCCATCACCACAGGAATGCCATTTTCCACTTGTGACATGGCTGCTGCAAAGGCACACATGGTTCCCCTGTCGTTCACATCAGGAACATAACTGGAAGGTACCTGCATTTCCCTGCATACCCGGCTGATATAGCCTGAAGTATTGTTTTCTACAGATGGTGCCCAGCGGTTGATGAAGTCCGATATCGTGCGGCATCCGTTCAATTTCCGATAGTTTTGCAATAACTTCAATCCGGCACGATAACCGTAAGCCATGCTCTCGAACTGACAGAAAGAACGATCCTGTGATGGTCGGACTTCACCTTGCCAGCGCGTAGTGCCAGAGAGGCGAATATTCAGTGGATTATTATTTCTCAGTTCCCTTGTCATCATCTTTTTCTCTTTCTTCAGGTTTCTCTGCCTCAGTTTTTGCTGTTTCAGCCTTTGCGGTTTCAGTCATTACTTCCTTGGAATTCTCGGACTCTTTCAGCTCCTTGGGAGCTTTCACCTCTTTGATCCTGGCAAGCTTGCGGCCTACCAGATCGTCAGCGCGTTCTTTGTCCACTTCCAGTTCTGTTCCCACCGGGTACAGAGTCTTATGATCGAACTTATCCTGAAACTCTTCCAGAACAATCACCGTTACTTTTTCTTTCTTTGCCATCGCTCGTTCTCCTTATCCTTCAACAGTTGGTTTGAACGCACCGTCAACACGCCAGTCGAGCGCGATAAACTCCTCACCGAAGCCGATTTGCGTGTCCGCCTTCATCAGCATCTTAAAGAAATAAAGCTCGCTGGCATTCGCCCACTTGTCAATCTGAATCACGTTTTCGTCATTCTGCAGATTGACGGCAGCGAAGAGATTGCCGTTCATGCCGCTATCACAAATGGTGGCTACCATCAAGCCTTCCGGCCATTGCGTCAACACTTCAAACGGAATGCCCTTGTAACGTTCCTGATTGATGTCCGTAGGAGCCGCACCTTTATTCGCAAGCTGCGTCAGTTCGTCATCATACGTATCAAAGTCCGTTACGCTCATCAGGATGCGCAGGTTGGGATTGTTACGCATGGTCACCGGAATCACCGTACGCAGTTCTTTAAGGCGTTGCAGCATCGTGGTTCCCACGGTTTTCACTTTCACGATATCCGCGTCTTTGGCAGCCTGTGTCAGGATACCGTCCATCAACAACGCATCGTCCGAACCATCTTCGTAGGTACCATTGATGTACTGGTAGCCCAGTTCGTGTCCTACCTGTTTCAGCAGTTCCTGCAACAGGATATTCTGCACATTGCCGGGTAACTGGCGGAACACCAGGTCTCCCGAAGGCTGGAACGGACGCCAAATATGTTCGAACGCGCGGGGGTTGAAGAGCGTGAAGGCCATCATATCCTTAGGCGTCAGTTTCTTTTCACTGTAAGTAAAGTCCCCCTTGCTGTCAGCTTTCGTCGGGTCTTCCTTTCGTTTTTGCAACATCTTTCCCGCCTTAACGCGCGGAATGCTGATTGCGCTGTTTACTCCGGGGATAACCATAATCAGTCCCCTGCTGACCAACTCATTGCCTGTAGTGGCAAGGGTCAGTACATTTTCCAGCACTTCGCCGGAATAGTTGGTAGTATTCAATCCTTGAATTGCCATTGTCCTTGTAAGTTATTAGTTGTTAGTATTTAACCTTCTGTCGCCCGCGTATCTGTGGGGCACTGCCGGCACTGCGTACGCTGCTCCCGACATTCTTGCCAAAGTAGGACGAACCGCCTAACTTAGCATTCTTTGGATTTTTAATCGGTATCATATCTTTGCGTATTACAGATTATTTCCGGATATTCTCACGTATTTCCTTCTGACGTTTTTCCCAGGGGCTCTCACCGGCTTGCAGTTCCTGGTTCTCAAACTTGTCTTTTAGTAGTTTTTTAGGCTTCATCGCCTTCAGTGCAGTCAAACCGTTTTTAAAGTCAGCTTTCAGAAGGTTCTTATAGGTGTCTTTCTGATCGGCACCAATGCGTCCGTCTGTTACAGCATCCGTTACAGCTGTCTCGATCCGTTCCTCTTCCTGCCGGCTAAGCTGTTCTTTCAGTTCACCGTTCTCCTTTTCCAGGTCATCGGCCTTGTCAGCTTTCCGGGCAGTCTCACCAAGTATGGACATCACTGCTGCTTCATCCGTACAGTTGGCAAAACGGGGAATCTTTTTAAAGTCTTCCAATTTCATCTTATCTGAGTTTTGTGGCTGTTGCTCCAGCACCAGCCGATTAGTAAATATACGGTATATATCATCTGTGGTACTTTCTTCGGGTACCGCTTCCACATCGTAGATGGCGTCAATAAGTCCGAGGGCCAGAGCTTCGTCCGCCTTCAGCCAGTGGTCGGTACCATCGAAATAGGCGTTCTTCACTTCTTCCTTATCCCTGCCACAACGTCCGGCAATAATTTCGGCAATGGTATCCTCCAGACTTTCGATCGTTGAGATCATGTCCTGAAGATCCTTTTTGTTACCGTAACATCCGCCACTGACATTATGCAGCATCATGCGGGAATAACGGCTCATTTCCACCCGTTTTCCGCACAGGGCTATGACTCCTGCAATGCTGGCGGCAATACCGTCTATGTAGATAGTGACGTTGCTCCTGCATTGCCGGATGGCGTTGAAAATGGCAATACCGGGATAGACATCGCCACCAATGGAATTGATCCGGATATTCAGATTCTCATAACTGCCGTCCATGTACATCAGTTCGTTCACGATGTCACGGCTGGCTATCTTGCCGTCACCGCCTTCGTCACTGATTTCTCCGTAGAGCAGCAGACTGGCAGTCTTTTCATTCAGTATGGATTTAAAAAGAATCATATTTCAGCATTTAGGATATAGTGCCGGACGGCGATGCAATTTACGTCTCCGGCTTTGAATCTGTCACAAACTTATGGTGACAGGGGCAACCGTACAAAAAAGTGTGTAACGCTTACGGGCAAGTATGCAGGCGCTGTGGCATTGTCTGTAACCCCTTTGCGCTTTTTTTCTGTTCACCTCCGGGATAATGACCTTTGTGTAAATTCTAACGACTTATCATCATGGCAGATTTGACCACACAACAGAAAAAGGGTTATGCCCGCACATTATATCTGAAAGATAACCTGACGCAACAGGAGATCGCGGACAAGGTAGGCGTATCACGCAACACCATCAACCGCTGGATAGCAGCGGAGAAATGGGAGGAAATGAAGGTAGGCATGACACTCACCCGTGAACAGCAGGTTGCCAGCCTGCACCGGCAAGTGGCAGAGATCAACCGCGTGATCAGTGAGCGCGAAGAGGGAAAGCGCTATGCCAATGCCGCCGAGGCCGACACACTGAACAAGTTGGCGACAGCTATTAAGAAGATGGAAACAGATGTAGGTGTTGCTGACATTATCAGTGTAGGTATGAAATTCATCAACTGGCTGCGACCGTTCGATCTAGATAAGAGCAAGGAGTTTCTTCGGTTGTGGGATGCTTTTATAAAGGATAGCTTATGACACAGACGCAGAAAGACCGTGATGCGCTCAGGGAATGGGCAGTATTCTATGAATCCGGACTTCGCCGCCAAAATTCCGACGTCAATCTGACGCAGGCGCAGATTGCCAAGGACCGTACCCGGCTGGAAGCCGACCCGATAGAATGGATCAGGTTCTTTTTCCCCGAATACTGCAAGTTTGAATTTGCAGAGTTCCAGATAAAGGCCATCAGGCGCTGTATCAAACACGAGGAATGGTTCGAAGTATTGTCATGGGCACGGGGACTGGCGAAAAGTACGACGGTGATGTTTATCGTCATATACCTTGCGCTTACGAAAAAGAAGTGCAACGTGATGATGGCTTCCGCCACACAGGACAGTGCTGTCCGGTTGCTCGATCCTTATAAGAAACAGCTTGAAGAGAATGCCCTGATACGTGCTTATTATGGTGTGCAGGTGAATCTTGGCAACTGGTGTGCCGAAGAGTTCGTCGCTAAATGCGGTTGTTCATTCCGTGCTGTCGGTGCCGGAAACGCTCCCCGTGGTAGCCGTAACGGCGCTGTCCGTCCGGATGTGCTGCTGGTGGATGACTTCGATACGGATGAAGGCTGCCGGAATCCGGACACGATAGACAAGAACTGGACATGGTGGGAAAAAGCGCTGTACGGAACACGTGATACGGCAGTAAAAACACTGATTGTTTTCTGTGGAAATATCATTGCCCGTGACTGCTGTGTGGTACGTGCCGGGCACATGGCTGATCATTGGGATGTAGTGAACATCCGTGATGAAAAAGGATACAGCACCTGGCCGTCCAAAAATACGGAAGAAAGTATTGATATCGCTCTGTCCAAAATCAGTACTGCCGCCCAGCAGACGGAATACTTCAACAATCCGGTGACGGAAGGCGAAGTATTTAAGGAGATCACTTACGGCAAAGTACCTGACCTGAAGAAGTTCCAGTTCCTCGTCATTTACGGCGACCCGGCACCCGGTGAGAACAAAAGCAAGAACAGCAGTACAAAGAGCTGTATCCTGATGGGCATGATCGGTCCGAAACTCTATATCATCAAGCCATGTCTGGACCGTGGACTGAACGCAGAATTCATTGACTGGTATGTGCAGTTGCTGGAATACGTGGGCGGAAAAGTTCCCGTGTATTGCTACATGGAGAACAATAAACTGCAAGACCCTTTCTTCCAGCAGGTATTCAAGCCGCTGGTGGGTAAAGCACGGCGTGAAAAGAATATTCAACTCTATATTCAACCTGACGAAGCTAGAAAAACCGATAAGGCTACACGTATCGAAGCCAATCTGGAGCCTCTGAACCGGGAAGGAAATCTCATCTTCAACGAAGCCGAAAGAAACAACCCGCACATGAAACGTCTGGACGACCAATTCAGGCTGTTCACCCTGAGACTGAAGTTTCCCGCCGACGGTCCCGATTGCGTGGAAGGCGGTTACTGCATCATCAAAAAGAAGATCCAACAACTGGTACCGGTGACTGTGATACATCGTAATGACCGCCGGAACCCCAAACGATTATAGCCATGAGCAAATTTATAACTCCGCAAGATTACGATGCCAGCATCCATCGTGAAATACTGGATGCACTGACCCGCAATGATGACGCCATCATCGAGATCTGTGAGGACCGTGCCATTGCCGAAATGCGCGGATATCTCAATGCCCGCTATGACGCTGATGCCATTTTCAATGCTGAAGGCGCGGCACGCAATGAGCTTGTCCTGATGATGGCAGTAGATATCGCCGTGTATCACTTGTTCAGTATCCACAATCCTCAGAAGATGTCGCAGATACGCAAGGATCGCTACGACCGTGCAATGGAATGGCTGAAACAGGTGGCGACATTTAAAATAACGATAGACGGCGCACCGAAGCTCCCGGAAGAGGAGCAGAAAAAGAACAGCCCCTGGCTAATGAGTAGTAACCCTAAACGCACCAATCATTTATGAATATACTAGACAGGTTTCCGGTTTTCCGGAACAAAGCCGCAAAAAGTAAACGCATCACCGAAGGGAGTAACGTAACCCGTCCCGGAGCAACGGTGATACTGACACAGCCACAACGTTTCGGAATAGGTCTGGGGGACTATATGCAGGCTATCCGCAGTGCTGAAAACGTAGATTTCACACGACGTGTCAGGCTATATGACATCTATAGCGAAAGCCTGATGGACCCGCATCTGTTCAGCGTGGTACAAAAACGGAAAAGCGGAGTACTAAGCAGGAAGATTGAATTTCGCCGTAACGGCATACCCGATGATAAAGTGAATGAGCAGATATCATCACCCTGGTTCCTCCGATTTATCAGTGACGCACTGGATGCGGAATACTGGGGATTTACGCTCGTTCAGTTCTATATCAATACCAAAGGCTGGATAGATTATTATCTGGCACCACGCAAACACATAGATCCAGTGTTGCGCATCATCAAAACACGGCAAGAAGACATCAACGGTGAAAGTTTTGATAATTATGGAGACCTGCTGATGATACGGGGCAAAGAACCGCTGGGGATTCTAGCGCGTACGGCTCCATACGTTATCTATAAGCGTGGAACTATTGGTGACTGGGCGCAATTCTCCGAGATTTTCGGCATGCCGGTACGTAAATATACATACGATGCGGCGGACCCGGAAGCTTTGCACAATGCAATGGAAGCTGCACGGGAACAAGGCGGAGGAATGGATTTCTTTTGTCCGGAAGGATCTAACCTGGAATTTGTGGAAACAGGAAACACAACAGGCAGCAGTGAACTGTACAGCAGTCTCGTGGAACGCTGTAATGCTGAAATGAGCAAGGCTGTACTTGGCAATACCCTTACCACCGAAGCCAGTGAGACAGGCACACAGGCACTGGGTACCGTGCATCAGGACATAGAGCAGGAACTGGAAGAGCAGGATGCCCTTTCCATCCTGAACCTGCTGAATTATGATATGACAGACATATTTGCATTTTTGGGAGTGAATACTAAAGGAGGTGAGTTCGTTTATGTGGAGGACGCGGACATGGAGCAGGTAAAGACCCGTGCCGAATTGCTGGAAAAAGCTGTAACGGTGTTCGGACTGCCTCTGGATGATGACTACCTGTATGAGCAACTGAACGTAGAAAAGCCCGATAATTATGAGCAGTTGAAAGGGGAAATGGAAGAAAAGAAAAAGGTGAATAATCCGTTTACACAGATCATACAGCCACAGAACCGGTCTACCCGTTTTTTCGGAAAAGCCCCGGACAGGGACGGGGCTTCAGACTGGTAATGAATGACCTGTATCGGGATGACACTGATGAAGATGTAGCCTCTGCTTTTATTTTCGATAATAAAGCCCTGCAACGTGCCCTGAAGCATATATACGAAGAGGACTTCCATCCCATGACAGAGATAGAGGAAAGCCTGTTCAATGAGACTTTCCGCATTTTTACTGAAGCCACCGATGAAGGCATCAGTGAATCCGGAGCAGAACTTCCTGTGGAGTTCCGGCAGAAAATAGACTGGAGCAACGCTGTATTCTCCGCTTTCAAAGTACACCGCATGCAAAACGATATTGCCACACAACTCTTCGATTCGAATGGTGATCTAAAACCATTCGAACAGTGGAAAAACGACGTACACCCGATGCTGGATCATCATGTAAAACATTGGCTGCGGACAGAATATGACACCGCTGTCATCCGTTCGCGCCAGGCAGCGGACTGGCAACGGTTTGAACAATACGCCGATATCTTGCCTAACCTGGAATGGATGCCCAGCACCAGCGCGAATCCGGGAGCCGACCACATCGTGTTTTGGGGAACGATCCTGCCAATCAATCATCCCTTCTGGAGTGTCCATCGCCCGGGCGACCGCTGGAACTGCAAATGCTCCCTGTCGGCCACCAACGAACCGCCCACCGGAGCACCTCGTGGCAGCAATGAACCCAAAGACCAACCATCACCGGGATTGGATAATAATCCAGGGGTAGACGGGAAATTGTTCAGTGATACGCATCCGTATATCGCTCATGTGTATGAGGGGGCTAAGGAAGCGGTGAAGACATTCCTCAAAGACCGGTTACCGGACTATGCCAAGGTGAAGGTGGAACCACGGCACAATCAGGACGGAAAGTATTCGAAACGTACGAAGGAAATCAAGAAGGAAGCAAGAACAGCGCTTCAAGGAACAACAGTCGCGCATCCGAAACTTCAGGGTGAAATAACCATTTCCCGCCGTAGTATTGATGAATGGACCAATCAGCCTCATGAGCACTACGCCCATAAGAACGAACTGATTTTTCAAATAGGTAATGTACTCAAGAAGGCTAAATATCTGGGATATGGAAAGGATGCAAGCACAAAACCCGGTTCCAAATGGGTGCATTTGTTTGAAATTAAAATCCTTGGAGACAAGAGCTGGATCATCGTGAAAGAATATGAAGATGGAAGTAAAATCCTGTACAGTATTTCGGACAGCCCGAACATATTAAATCAGCTAAAAGAAAAGTAGCCTCTAAATCACGGCTGGAAATACAATCCAGCATAGGCTTAAAGACTACTCTCATACCACAAATATACATCTATTTATTGAATAAACAATGAATATCCAAGAATTTAACCGCCGGATCCTGCAAAAGCAGAAGCAACTCTCCGACCTGATGCGACGCAAGATGCCTGTCATTGCCGGAAACATTGCCAAGCGGCACATTGAAGAAGACTTCCGTAAGGGGGGATTCACCGACAACGGCTTCCACAAATGGCAGGAAACCAAGCGACAGAAAAGCGGAGGAAAGGGAGCCGGTTCCCGCTACGGCCCGTTGCTTTCCGGTAGGAGCCATCTGGCAAGGAGCATCGAATATACACCGGGAGATAGACAAGTTACCGTTTTCACCCGTGTGTCATACGCCGGCATTCATAACAGGGGAGGAACGTTGCATCCTTCTGTCACTCCTAAGATGCGACGCTTCGCCTGGGCGCAGCACTACAGGGAAGCAGGCAAAGACAAGAAGAAAGACACCTTCTGGAAGCGCCTTGCCCTGACAAAGAAAACCAAACTGAACATCCAAATTCCACAACGACAGTTCATGCCCACGTCCACACCGGGACCGGAACTGGCCAGGAAGGTGGATGAGAGGTTTTTGAAGGAACTAAAAAGAATTATCAATACTTAAAATACAGCAGTATGGAACAACTATTCAACGACATCCAGCAACAAATCGCCACTAAAATGGGCGATACCATCACCCTCATCGACGAAGACTGCGGGCAACTGGAAGCACTCGCCAACGGTGAAGACCAGTACCCCGTCACCTTTCCCTGCGTGCTCATCGGTATCCCCGAAACCATCTGGGAAACGATGAAATCCGGAATCCAACATGGAAAAACCACTCTCACCGTCCGCCTGGCTTTCGACTGCTACGATGATACCCACTACGGAAGTTCGCAAGAGCAGCACGCGGCGGAACGCATGGCTTTGGCCGGACGCTTAAACTCCTATTTGCACTGCTGGAGGTTCGACGAATGCGCCACCGTCCTGATACGTCGCACAAGCCGCCAGTTCTCACAACCGGGAGGCATTAAAGTGTATGAAATGGAATATACTACAACAGTAGCGGATGAAATTCAGAACAACGAAAGCTGACGCTTCATCTCCTCCTGACGACGGATAATGCGCGGATCAACGGAAGCGTTGATGATATTGTAGAAAGTCTTTTCGCAGATATGGTATTTCGGCCAGATGTAGCGGCGCAGTATTTCACGATTGCTCAGACCGCTTCGGGCGTGTTCGTCATAGATCCGCACAATGTCTTCCACCCTGAACGCATAGCTGCAACCTGTGATTTTTGTCCGATTCTTCTTCATATCCCGAAATACTGATTGATTATCTGATACAAAAATAATGATAATAGCATTTGGGCACAAATAAATCCGTGCAAAAACAAGGTTTTAATTAGCCGGAGGAATAATAAATAAGTGCTTGGAAGAATAATCTGCAGGTTTATAAATTACCTTTGTACACTTTTTAATTTAAAACATAAATATTATGGTAGAATTTATCGAAACAGTGTCCAATGGAAACAAGGTGATGATCAACCTGTTTCAGGTGCAAATGATCGAACCAGTCACAGACAGTAATCAATGCATAATCAGGTTCGCTTCAGGATCGTTGGAGGATATAGAGGTTGACGAACATTACGATACCTTGGTAAGAAAAATAGGTGCGGTGTCTAAACATTAAAAAAGAAAGCCGCTACATTTATACTTGCAGCGGCTTTTCTTTTATCTGACTATTTCGGTTTCCATTAATTTATATATTTATTCTGATAAATATCTTATTAAACTTTCCTTGTCCCTAAAAAGTCTTTTATCCCATTGTGGATAATTGTTTCTCGGTACACTTAAACCGTCAGACAGCTTATAATACATCAAAAAACTGCGATCTGCATAAGATATTTCAATAGTTATTTTGCTTATAGTAGAATAACAGATATCGTCTCCACTTAGATAGCATACACTATCACCTACATTAAATTCCGTATCTATAGTCATATCTCCATTGTTATTCGTTAATAGACATTTTTTTAATATGCGCAAAACAATCATCCATAGCCTTATCAAAAGCTTCTTGACTTATGATATTTTTCTCAATCCGTTCCACGTATTCACTTGCGTAAGATGCAAGTTGGATACTTGAATCACTATTATTTACATCTTCTCTGTTATCAAAATATACATGGATGCAATCATATACTACTTCATCACCGATTTCATCAGAATTTACCCTAACTATTGCTGTAATTTTTTCGTAAGAAGTATGCGCCATGTGAATACATTTTCCAACGAGATATTGATATTTTGCCTTTTTTTTATCGGATTCCTGTTTCTTTAGCTTCTGTATTTCAGCTTCTAATTTCTGTATTCTATTCATTTTTGATTTGTTATACTCCAATTATCTTATCGTTGATACGAAATATGTTGTCACTCACAAAATCGTATATTTTATACATCAGTT